GGCGCACCTCAAGCATGGGCAGACCCTCCTGCTGTAGACCGACTGCGAACTGCGTCGCATTCCAAGGGTCGTAGCCGACAGCCTTCACAGAGCGGGCAATCTTTGCAATGTCACGAATCTTCTGCGCCACATATTCGTAATCGACAACATCGCCCGGCGTAACGATCAGTGAGCCTTGTGAAGCCCAAACATCGTAAGGGACTCGATCTACGCGGGATCTGCGGCGCACGCCCTCCTCGGGACAAAATGCATACGAAAGAAAAGCCACACGCTCATCTTCGTCGACAGTGATGACTGCGACCGATGTCAGATCGGTGGTCGTCGAAAGATCGACTCCGATGTAGATGTCCTTGCCCGCAAAGTATTGCTCGTCGATCTCAGGCGCGGCGCACGCGGCCCACGACTCGAGCGAGATCCATCGCTTCTTTGTTTCTGTCCACTGGCACAAGTACAACTGTCGGAATGCGATTTCGTGACCGGGCAACTCTTGCGCCTTCTCGCATTCGCTCTGCAAGAACGCCGCGTCAACACTGACACCCAAGTTGGGGTTAGATGCTTTCCACACCGCAGGCGACTTCCAATCCGCATCAATGGGTGCTCCAAATAGAACTGGCAAGTGCGAGCGATCCACCACAGTGCCCGAGCGCACCTTCTCCGCATACTCATGCTGTTGGTAGCACAGCGAGTGCTTGTCGTGACCCGCAGTGGTGATCGCAATAGTAAGTGGCTCTTGTCGTGCTCCCACGCCAGTCGACATCGCATCCCACAAATCACGATTTGGGGCAGTATGCAATTCGTCGTAGATAATCGTCGATGGGGACAAACCGTGTTTTGTTCCTGCATCGGCTGAAAGGATCACAACCTTGCCCGAATTTTTTGCGCATGTGATCGTGTTGCGATAGATCTCGAGCACGCTCGACAACGCAGGACACGCTCGAATCATCGCCTTGCAAGCGTCGCCGACGATCGCCGCTTGGTCTCGACTTGATGCACAGCAGTAGACCTCGGGGCTGTTCTCTCCGCTGGCGAGCAGCGACCACAGCGCAAGGCCCGCAATCAGTGTGCTCTTGCCGTTCTTGCGGGCGACCTCGATGTATGCCGAGCGGTAGCGGCGCGTGCCGTCGGCGCGTTGCCAGCCAATCAAGTTGCCGACGATCGCTTTCTGCCACGGCTGTAACTCGAAGGGCTGACCAGCCCACTTGCCTTTGCTGTGTTGCAACGCCTGAGAAAAGAATGCGAAAGCAGCGTCGGCTTTTGATTGCACGAAGTGATCGCCGTCGCCCGCAGTCGCAACTGCGTCGTAGCCGGGCAAGTCGTATCGCTTAGGATCCGAACTTGAACAGGTTTTTGATCGTGTCTTCTTTGCTATCGCCGCTGGCTTTCTGACCTTGTAAAGCAACCCGACTCGAAGCAGTCAAACCGAAGTGAGTGATGATCCGCCACGCCGCGTCGCGCGACTCCCGACGCGCTCGTGCCCAAGGATTCATCATCGGTATCCCGCCTTTGCCCTCGATCACATCGCCACCTGACTTGACAGCCATGTGTGCGGCGTGCTCCCCGAGAGCCAATTCATTTGCGAGCATGCTGACGCTGATGCCGTCCTGCTCTTTCATAACGCCCAACTTCGTAATCTGTGACACGACGAGATCAAAGATTCTTTTGCTCTCGATGTTCTCAGTGATGCACGGCAACATGAGCGGAGTTCCGTCAGTGCCGACAACCTCG